GTGTGCGCAGATGCTAATGCCGGAATTCGCTTTCAAGCGAAGCAGAAATGGCTAGATAAAAATGCGAAATATAAGTCTGACGGACTTAAGTATTTCAACAGAGAAGCTGGATATAAGAAGTCCTTACAAGACAACGTAATTGGATTCAGTCGAGCAACAAGTGACGCCTACTCTAAAGCAGTATATGCTAAAGGTAGTGCTATGAAACAAACAGAATCATTAATGAAAAACTACTTCCGTAAACAGAAGGTCAACCAAGGCGGTAGAGCTAGAAGTTTTGGAAGAAGTGCAGAGCTGATGAACTTGCTATTTGCTAAGGGTCAGCTGAGAAATAAAGTACGAAATCAATATGGTCGAAATCAAGCATTAGCTTACCAAGGTAACTTACGTAAGAAACAGTCTATGGATGCTAAGAACAGAAAGACACTTGGCTTTACACCAGAGTATGGTGCACCAGTTATGATGCCGCCTAGTGATAGATTCAGTACATTTCTTAACTTTGGGTTAGGTCTTGCTGGAGCTATAAACTCAGATATTAAAGTAAAAGAAAATATCGAATATGTAGGCAGCTCACCTGATGGTCATAACATATGGGAGTTTAACTACACAGGATATCCACAACGCTATCGTGGAGCTATGGCACAAGAGGTTGCTAAGATTAACCCTATGGCTGTAGGTATCAGAGATGGAAGTCTAACTGTAGACTATAGTAAAATTGACGTAGACATGGTGGAGGTATAATGACTACTCTACAAAAACTAATTAATCAATCTAATGATGCACCACCCAACATTAGCGATACCAACTATTTATCTACAGATGCTACTGTTGGATTAGTAGAAGAAAAGAACAAAGAAATAGATAAGTCTATAAAAGATACATCTGAGTTCTTTCAGCAAAGAATAGACAATTATAATGCTTCCCATAGTCGGAAGATGGACAATATCAATAAACTGATAGACTTTATACCTAAAGCTAAAAAGATAGTTGATAATAAGATAAACTTTGATAACGACATTAATCACATCCAGACGATTAAGAAAGCTGGTGAGGACTATGAAGCAGACATGCTAGACTCGCAAGCTGAAGAGTTAAATAATGAATACGCTGTAGGATTAAATGGAGCAGCCGGTAATTTAGAGGCTAATGATGGTCCACAGTTTGCAAAGAACATGGCACTTCACGCATCTATAGATACTGAAGAAATGAATACTAGGCAAATACTAGATCGTTATTCTTTGTTAATGCCTTCATTAATAGCTCAGGCTAAGGGTACTTTACAGTTACCCGGTGGACTAGGCTATGGTGACATTACTAATCCTGATGATATTAACCAGTGGTCCTTAACTGCTCAAGGCTTAGTATTAGGAGAGATCTACCGTAACAATCCTGACATAAGAGATAGAGAAGTTAGAAAGTATTTACTACCTTCGATGCGAACTGCTGAAAAAAACCTGATGACACAGTGGGCTAATAGACAAGATACTATTTCTATGGATGCCTACGGTAAAAACCGTATGATTAAAGTATGGGATTCAGCAGGGGGAGCAGCTCCTATTGAAGCTAATTTTGGACCTACAGGTTTTATACAGCAGAGAGCTGCATACTTTGAAGAACTCTACCCCGGAAAAGGGTTAAGATTTGCTAGAGAAGAGTGGGTTGATACTATGGTACAGGGTATAGAAGGTCAGTTTGTTTCACAAAATAGTGTTGATACATTACTTGATACTCCAATCAAATGGAATGATGGTAGTACAATGACCTATACAGACAAGTTTCCAGTAGAAGCTGTAAAAATGAGAGGTGCTGTAGCAAAGTCACATCTTGCTATGAAACAAGAAGCTGACGAATTAGAAAAAAGCACCAAAGAATTATGGACGTTTGAAAACATAGAAAACCATAAAGGTGTTAAAGATCTTGATTGGGTAAAAGAAACTGCTAGAAGCTGGAGAGAAAAGTTTAAAACTACCGAGTATCCAGAAGAACTAAAAACAGCGTATACTATTGGCTATGAAGACGAAGTAGAAAGAGTTAGAAGACTATCTTTCTTAGCATCTCAGGGTCAGATAGTAACTGAAGACGATATTGCTACTATACAAAACCCTACACTAAAAGCTGAAGCAGCTAAACTTGTTAACAGAAGTGGTAATAATGTACCTAAAGAAATCTTTGACGAAAGTGAAAAGTATTTAAAAGCTGAAATAGCTAAATATACTTTTGAAAATGATTTAAGCAAAGCACAGACTCCTAAGTTTAAGGCTATTGAGCGTAACATGATGCGAGATTATAAGATTGAATTTGCTAGTTTAAAAAGTCAAAATCAGTCTGATGAGATGGCACAGCGTGGAGCTGAAGAGTTTGTTATTAATAAAATGAAAACATCTACAGGTGTAAAAGGTCAAAATGCTTATGATACGTTACCAGTATATAAATATAACAGCACAGCTGCAAGTGATTTAGCAATAGCTAGAACAGCTTACATAGTTGATAAAGAGTTATTATTTAGTACTGCACCAATAGCAGGCGAAGAGCCTTATCTTGATGAACTAGAAGTATACTGGAAATCAGATTTTAAACGTGGTTCACTACCAGAATATTATCGAGCATTATCTGCTCTATTTCCTGACTTAGATCCACATGACTTTGCAAGAACAAGATTAGAGTCTACAGGACGAATTAAACAAGGTTTAGGTACATATGTAAATGTAGAAAACTCTAGAGATTTTACAGATAAAAATACATCATCAAAAACTTATCGTAATGTATTAACTACTGGTAACATGGAATGGATGTTAGAAAATATAACTAATCCAGCTTACAATAAAAATGGTGGCTTTGATGCAATTACTAAAAACGGTAAGTTTGTAGAATTAGATAAGCCATTAACTCAACATACGCTAGGTGAAGTTTTAGAACTTGCTACAGAGTACGACAGTTTTGGTATGTATAATATATCTAAAGAAGGTTTATTACAAGTATTAACGGAAGGTGGTATGCCTTTTGACTTACAAGATACGTTTAGTGAGGATATACAGAAAGCCCTTGTTTTAGGTCGATTAAGACAAAAGGTTAATAGAGGTCACGGGTTAAATGGTATGCCCGGATTTAAAAGATTGGTCAATGTACCAAGAGAAGAACAGCAGCAATTCTATGATATTGTTGGAGTTCTACCACCTATGAATCAATTAGGAAATCTACTTCCCGGAGTTGCTAAGGCACTCGTGGATGCTAGTATATAATTAAACTATGGAAGAATATGAATTAGACCCTTCTGCTGTTGAAGATGCCGCACAACTTGTTGGTGAGTTTGGACAAAGACAACAACAAAACGAAGCTACGGCTGAGGCAAAACAAGTTGAGTATGACACAGAACAGAAAGCATTAACTGAACAGGCAGACCCAAGGGAAGCAGACCAGTGGGGTTTAAAAGCAGTTGCAAAAGAAGCACAGTCTGCGGTAACAGGCGGTTTTCAAGATACCGCCTCTTCCGTTGCTACATTCCCAGAGCGTACTATAGATGCACTCTCTGGAGAAATGGCACAAGAGAAGAAAGAGAAAGGTTTTTATGAACCAGATTGGCAACCATTTAATAGCTATAGTGATCCTATCGTTACTAAAACATGGTGGGGTAATCTAATGAGAGGTGCTGTGCACTTCGGTACAATGGCTGTAGGTACAGTTGCTGCCGCTAAAGGATTAGCTGTAACAGGTATACCTCTGCTAGCCGGTGGTGCTTCAGCATTACTAAAAGCTGGTAGTTTAACCAGAGCTGCTGGTATCGGTGCATTGTCTGATACTGTATCTAAAACATCAGACGGACACAACGCACTAGGTACTATAACCAAACACTATGGCTGGGCTGATACACCTTTAACTACTAAAGATACTGACCATCCTATTGTAATGAAAATAAAAAACATTATAGAAGGTATGGGTATCGGAGTTGCATTTGATGGTGCACTTTGGATGTTAGGTAAAGGTGGTAGTAAAGTTAAACAACAAATAATAGCACGCAACAATAGTGTAGAAAAACAAACACTCGAAGCTGGTTTATCACAGCTACGTAAAGGTGAGGTAGAGTTTAGAGCAGATAAAAATGCTCCTATAGCTGACAGGCATCAAGGTGCTCATGTATCAGAAGTAGACGCACAAACTGCTAGAGAACAGTTAGGTCGTACACGTAATGAGTGGGGATCTGAAGATGGCTCTACTGGTTCTGTTACTACACCGGTACAACGTGAACGTGTAGCTAGAGAAAGCGGAACAACTGACGAAATAGTTGAAACAACTTTACGTAAGCTACTTAGTAATGACAAGTTTCAAGCTGAATTAGACGCTGTAAAAGGCGACAGACAAGCTCTTTATGATACATATAGAGATGCTATTAAAGGATTTAGAGAAATTACAGAAGGTAGAAATGCCGCTGACATGACTGATTTAGAATATCTAGCTAAGTTATTTGATGCTAACCCTGATGTAATAGACGGTGTAGAGATCTGGACAGCACGAAATGTTGTTGTTGCGGATCTAGTTGTAGGCTCACTACTAAAACAATTAAGAGATACAGGTATAGCTGGTAGAGAAATAATGGATCTTGTGTCTATAGATGACATAGATGGTCCAGCTAAACAGATAGTTGACACTATGTTAACTGCATTATTCCAAGTAAAGAAATCCAGACTTATATTATCTGACGAGTTTAGAGCATTAGGTGCTGGTAAAGCTAGAGGTAGAGCTATTAACGATGCTGTAACAGCAGAAATGAAAGATGCAAAGGATTCTATATTAGCTATGCTAAAGATTGCTAAAGATGATCCAGACGACGATTTACTTAATGCGTTGTTTGAAGCATTTTCTATGATGAATAATGTAAATCAACTAGAAGATTTTGATAATTTTATTAGAGTTGTATTATATGGTGGTAAATTAGACCCTACATCACCTGATCGTACGGGAGCTATTATACGAGGCTTACAAGAAATGATGAGTCACAGTATACTAAGTGGTCCTAAAACACCATTTCGAGCTGCTTTAGGTACATCTAGTGCAACATTTCTTAGACCGTTATCTACAGCTCTTGGAGCTACATTACGTTATCCGTTTGAAGGTGACTCAGCTACTATACGTGCTAGCCTTTCCTCAATGAATGGTATGTTAGAAGCTATACCAGAGGGGTTTCAGTTATTCTTTACAAGACTTAACTCTTACTGGAAAGGTGATATGTCTACAATTAAGACACGTTACGCTGAGTTTACCAAGAGTGATGTAAACTGGGAGCTTGTACGTAAGTATGCAGAAAGTGACCGTGCTAGTGGAGGAGACAAAGCTGCGTTTTACTGGGCTAATATGATACGTAATCTTAATAATGTAAGTTTATTTACATACTCTACAAAAGTCATGGCATCTATTGACGATACCTTTGAGTTTTTATTAGGTAGAGCTAAGATGCGAGAAAAAGCTATGCGTTCAGTATTAGACATGCAGGGTAATGGTATTGAGTTACCAGAAATTACACCTGAGTTAATGAGAGTATATCAAGATGATTTTTATGGACAGATATTTGATGCTAACGGCAACCTAGTTGACGAAGCTGCAAAGTTTGCACGTAGAGAAGTAACACTTACTAAAGAACTAACAGGTAAATTTGCTAAAGGTCTTAACGACGTGTTTAGTGCTGTTCCAGCTGCTAGACCATTCTTTTTATTTGCTAGAACTGGTGTAAACGGATTAGAACTTACTGCTAAACATACACCCGGTTTTAACTTTTTAGTTAAAGAGTTTAACGATGTAGCATTTGCTAATCCTAACAATTTAGATTCTGTAAATAGATATGGTATATATACTGCTGAAGAGCTAGCAAATGCCAAGGCACTACAAACAGGTAGATTAGCTATTGGTGCTGGAGTTGTTACTTTAGCTGTACAAGCTTGGATGAATGGTAAATTGACTGGTAATGGACCAGCTGACAGACAAATGCGTCAAGGTTGGATAGATGGTGGATACATACCTAGAACTATTGAACTTGCTGGTGTACGTGTAGGTTATGATTCTATTGAACCTTTTAACCTTATAATGTCTACAATCGCTGACGTAGGTGACGCAAGTGAACTTATGGGAGAAGAGTGGACAGAAAGAGAACTACAAAAAATATCATTAGTTGTAGCTCAAGCTATATCTAGTAAGTCATATCTAGCTGGTATTCAGTCATTTGTTGACTTGTTTGCTGGCCGCCCCGGTCAAGCAGAAAGAATACTATCTGCACTTGCTAACAACCAAGTACCGTTAGCTGGTTTACGTAACGAAATGGGTAAGCTATTTGTACCACATATGCGTGAGATAGGATCTGGTATTGACCAGTCTATACGTAACCGTAACTTAATAATGGAAATGACTACCGGAAATCCTTTACCTATCAAGTATGATATGTTAAATGGTAAACCTATTAAAAATTATGATTTCTTTACTCGAGCATTTAACGCTGTAAGTCCAGTATCATTAAATTTAACAGTTAGCCCCGGCAGACAGTTTTTATTTGAAAGTGGTTATGATTTACGCATGTCTACATACTTTGCACCTGACAGCACAAATTTATCTGATGAACCTAAAATAAGATCTATGTTCCAAAAAGCTATAGGTGATCAAAACTTAGAAAGGCAACTTGACAAATTATCTACAGATGCTAGAGCATTAGCATCATTAGCAGAAATGCAAAAAGATATACGTAATGGCGACAGAGCAAAGTACGATGCTAGAAACTATTGGCATAATGGTAAAATAGATCAATTATTCCAAGAAGCACGAAAAACAGCTTGGGCTCAGATCATGGATAATCCAGAAGTACAAGAAATTATTGATGAGCAGAAAAATAAAAAACGTGCAAAACTTCTCAAAATGAGAGATACCACCGACATCCTCAATCTTCCTTATAAATAAATGGCAACAACATTCGTAGATTACACTGGGGATGGTAATGCAACTAAAGCATTTTCTTTCCCATCAATAAAAGAGGCTGACGTTAAAGTTA